TTTTTTAATAATCTCAAGAAACTCTCCACCCTCAGCATTGATACCAACACCCGCAGTCAGAAGTCGTTCAATATTTGCACCTTTCTCATCCAGTTCCACAAGACGATTGGAAAGAGCAAGGAAATCTGTAGACGCTTCAGAAGTCACTGCATCTACGAAATGAGTGTATTTTGCAAAGTCAATATTTTTAGTCATCAGAATTTAAATCCCTCAAATGATTTTTTTGGTCCAGTTTTCTTTTCTTCATAAGTATACTCCTCATCCTGTCCAGAGTCAAGTATGTCAGCTTGGGCACTCTGTTCACAATCATAGAGTCGCATCTTTGCACGATCAATACCAACAACAAATCGTTTATTGATAGTAGGATCATTATAACGATTCTTCAGTTGTTTCACCATAATCTGTCCCAACTCTTCAAGCTCTTCTGTACTAATAAGGGCAAACATAAGATCAGCAGTAGCAGGGAGACCAAAGGACTCACTAGTATCAGTAAGTTCAACATCAGAAGAACCATAGCCACTACGAGTAGTTTGGGTAGCGGATACAATGGGTAAGTTGAACTCCACTGCCAAACCGCGAAGTTCCTCAGCAATAGCTTTGATATACGAGTAAGAATTGACAGAAAGATTTCCCTTATACCGAGAGGAAGCACAAATATTAAGGTAGTCAATGAAAATAATATCAGGCTTGAATGATTTCTTAAGTGCAAGTTCGTTAAGAAGTGACTTAAAGTGTCCACTATGAGCAGATGCAGTGGGATACTCTTTAATTATAAGAGTACCTTGAGTCTTCTTTGCAATATTAGATACTTTAGTATCAAACATCTGACGAGGAAGATTAATAATTTCCTGAATATTAACATTCAAAAGATTCGCGTCAATCCTTTCCGCAATCCTCTCTTCAGCCATCTCCATCGTAATATACAAGACATTTTTACCTTGTAGTAAACAAGCACTAGCAAAATGGCACATGAATAGAGACTTACCAACACCAGTGCCTGCAAGAGCAATGTTAAGAGTTTTATTAGGAATGCCACCCTTTGTAATCTTGTTGAAGAACTCCAAATCAAAAGGAATTTTCTCCTCAGTTTGATGGTAGAAGTCATATCGTTCCTCATAGTCGTGAAGATAATCGTGACCTACATTAGTATCAAAACTGACGGCAAGAGCATCAGAAAGGATAGAAGGAATTGCATCCTTAGTCTTTTTAGAATCTTTACCATCCACAATAGAAATGGATTCCATCAATGCAAGGTAAATGGCCTTATCACGACACCACTTCTCAGTAGTATCACACAACCATTTTACATCAAGATTTGATGTATCTAGATTACTTACATATTCAGTTACTTCTTTATAAGTATTTTCATTTAGGTCAGAACGATTCTCAATCTCAACTCCAAGAATCTCAGTAGTTGGAAGTTTATTATACTTAAAAATAAACTGACAAATTTCTTCAAAAACTACTTTCTCAGTGTAGTCGGTAAAATATTCAGTTCTGATGAAAGGTAGAACTTTGCGGGAATATTCTTCATTAAAAGCGAGACTCCTGAGAATTGTAGTTTCAACTCGTTCCATTAGTAATAGTGACAATAAGTGGACATAATGTATTTGATTCCTTTATTGACTCGCAATCCTGCATGAGGATACTGCCAAGTTGGAGGAAACACCATGACTGATCCCTTTTTAGGAACAATCTTTTTATTGTGATGAGGAAACTCAGTTTCACCACCGGTGAAATCATCATTCAAATAATATAAGAAAGCTAGATACCTTCTTGCAGATGCATGATCTTCAACATCCACATGAATATCAAATCTATCGTGACTACGAGAATGATATTTCTTGATGCGAAACTCTTCCAAAAAGAGTCTCTGCGGATACCATCTAGTGTAATCTGAAAACTCTTTTTTGTAAAGGTCAAGAACATTCTTAGTAATAATAGAAAGTACTTGAATGTTCTCTGGATGTTTTTGATTAATATTCAGTTGAGTAAAGTTCGGGGTTCCTTTGTTATTAATGATTTCTTTGTACCCACTTACATCAAATAAGTGAATCAATGTTTCGCATGTTTTTACATCAAGGACATTATTATAGACCTTGATGAAATCATCCATAACAAAACTCTTTCTGTGCAATTTCATCTAAAGCCTGCATTACTTCTGGAGTAAAATATTCCTCTGGATTTGCGAGGATTTGTTTTGCGTAGATCTTCTTTCCATCAATTTCATATCTACCTGCGACATTCTTCCAAAGTCCGCCAATCTCACCGAGTTCAAGAAGACCATAGTAACGATCAAGACCACGCTCATCATAATAAAGGCGTACCTCAACATCCTTATTCTCCTTACTCAAACGAGACTTAGCAGTCTTAGCCTTGATAATGTTTCCAACGACTTCTGTTCCGTCTTTTTCTTTTTTCTTTGAGAGATATATGATAGTAGAAGCGGCGTACTTAAGACCACTACCACCTCCCATCTCCTTAGTAGGAACATAAGCACCGATGACATCATAGGTATGATTAGTAACCAACATTGGAATTTTAGCTTGTCCAAGTTTTAGAGTAATCATTCTAAATGCACCTTTGACCAATTGGGATTTGGTCATATCACGAACTTGTTTGTCGTTGAGTGCATCAGTAATCTCCTTCTCTGTGGAAAGCATTCCGAGAGAGTCTAACACAAACATGCAGGGTTTGCGTTCTCCTTCAGGTTTTTTTAAGTATAGATCTACCGCTTTGAGCGCTTTACCGCGAAACTCCTCCACTGTAACAACATTAACAACAACAAGACGAGAAGTATCAATTCCACGAGATTCTACGAGAGATTTGGTGATAGCGGCTTCAGTATCAAAGTAGAGACAATAACCATCGGGGTGAGTATCAAGAAAATTCTTAACCACAGCGAGAGAGAAGAAAGTCTTTCCAGTACTAGACTCTCCAGCAATAGCAGTAATCTTATTCCCAGATACACCACCAAATATGCTACCTGAAACCAGTGCATTAAAGATGTACGAACCCGTGTCAACATAAGTCTCAGTCTCATCAATATCAGAAGCAAGTTGTGTATACTCGCCACCAATTTCTTTTACAATATCTTTTAAAAAATCCATTAAGCTACCATCCCGTATTGTTCACGAAGAATTTTTTTGTAAGGAAGTCCTTGTTCACGAAGTTCCTTAACTAGTTTAAGTTTATGATATAGAGCAGCGTCTCCACCAAATCCAAGAGCACTAATAATTTTTTTTAGTTCTTCATCATTAATAGGCAGATCCATTCATTCCTCCAAGTTTTTAGACTCTGTGCATATCACCCAATTATACCTCTTTTTGAGTTCATTTGCAAACCAGTAGGCGGTAGATGCAGTCTCAAAAAATTTTTTATTTGTTGTAGGAGACAATTCACCTGGTTGAGCCCAAGTAACTACATATTTACTCATGAAAAGAAACTATCTAAACTGATTGATTTTTCCACAGACCATCCGATAGAATCAAGAATAATCTTCATTGGTTCTACAAAAGACTTGTTAAACTGAGTGTCATAATCAATATACTTATCCAGTCCAAGTTCCTTTGGAAAATCTTGAATAAAAGCCATGACATTTTCCTGAATTGGATTAGGAACTTTCAAATAAAGAAACTTGATCTTTTCCCCACTTTGAATCGCTGGATATTTTTTATCCAGTCCAGCTTTCTTAGTGTAGTGATTGTAGAGAATTGCACCCCTAACATGAAATGGTACACCTTTATTATACATGTGAGTTCTAGAAACCCACTTATTGATCTCAGAAACACTGCGAGGGAATGCAATCTCTTCGGGTTTCAGTGATTTGAATTCTTTGCGAGAATTTTCAATGAAGTCAATCACATCATCCTCACCTTTTGTCATGATGATATCAATAGAATCTTTAATCATCTTGCGACAAGGTGCAGGAGTTGAAGTTTTGATGGCCTCAATACCCATCATCTTCAGTTTTGGTTTCTCATAACGAACACCTTCAGAGTCCCATACACGAAGAATATATCGTTTCTTACCAGTCCAGATACCACGTTCCGCGATATTCTCGCGTTTCATGTACATCTTCTGATCATATGCATTCAAGTAGTCGGCCAGTTCTTGGTAAGAACTTTCAATATACTTTTCAAGTTCCAACGAACAGACCTTATCAAGGAAAGTGACAACTTCATCAGTAGTTTTCTCTCTCCCTTTGAATACAGCGTCAACAAAAGGACCCATATTAATATAAATGGAGTCAGTATCCATAGCAATGACATAATCAACCTCCTGAGTTTTGAGAACCTTATTCATATAAGAGTTCATTTTTTCCTCAATCCACTGAATTGCAACTTGTCCAGACAGAGTGATAGCTTCCGCATTTGCAAGTTTATAATAACGGAAGTATTCATTACCAATCGCACCATAAGCGGAGTTAAGTGCGATCTTCTTAGCCATCTGAATATTATCACATCGAGAAATCTCTTTTTCCAACTCTTTAGTTGGAGTTTTCTCATAAGCTTTCTTCGCTTCAATCATCTTCTTCTTGAAGATAACTCGTTCGTTGTACATCTTCTCCATGAGTTCTGGAAGAAACCCACGAATATCTTTACGATACATTGCACCATTGGCACAAACTGCATAGTCCTTATACATCTCAAAGGTCAGTTCTTTCTTTAGAACCTTATCAACATTGACATTGGGATGACGAGTATCCAGAAGAGTTTCTGGTGAGATGTTGTATTGCATGATTAGATGCGGATACAGAGAGTTAAGGTCAAAGTTTACAACCCATTCATACATTCCTGGAGTCGGTTCTTTAACATATGCACCAGCATACTTCTCATTCTTAGTATTGCGTTCCTTTTGAGGGATCACAATTTTCTTTTTGAGTAGATAATTATAGATGATTGCGTCCCAAGTGCGAACCTGATATGCAATATCGTTGAAGTTTACCTTTGCGTCAAATGCACGAGTGAAACAAAGGTCAATTAATTTAAGTTTATCCTCAAGACGGTCTACAAGTTCTACGTCAACAATGTTATACTCTACAAACTTTTGCCAATTATTAGAGTAAAAGTCTCGGAAAGTATCGTATTCCGAGTGATCCAACTTGTTCTGACTCAACTCCATGAAAGCAATATGATCCAGTCGGTAACTCTCCTGATTAGGAGTTGCAGGGGATTTCTTGTAAAGATCCAGATAATCAATGATAGAAACACCCGCAATATCAACACTAAGTTGTTTACGGCCAGAGATTGTGACTTCATTAACACGAACAATATTCCAAGGAGAAAGTTTCTTTGCAGCCTTTTCCCCCATCAATCGTGAAATACGACCCACAAGATATGGAAGGTCATAAAGTTCACAGTTCCAACCAGTGATTACTTCTGGAGTGTTACTCTGCCACCAATCCATGAAAGAACCGATAAGAGCATACTCATCCTTACAATAAATGTAATTTACATTCTCCTGCGTGACCTTTGCAGGACGAGAACCAAATGTAGTAATCTGTTTAGTATTATAGTCCTGAACTGTAACCAGAAGAAGTTCTTCGGCACAATTAAACACATCAGGGAATCCAGCTTCAGCAGCAACCTCAATGTCAATCGTAACCAGTTTGATTTTATTAATATCAAACTTAATCTCTTCCTCTGGATACTTCTCTGCAATATACTGATAAATGAATCTATCATTTCCGTACACACGGAATCCATCTACACCAGAATACTTCTCAAGAAAATCCCTACAATCCCTAATTGTTCCAGGGCGAATTGGTTCCACAGCCTGACCATCCAGGGTTTTATATTCACTCTTCTTTTTTGAGGGAACGTAAAATGTAGGATAAAACTCTTCTTTTACCGTAAAATGTTTTCCGTTTTCATATCCCCGAACAAGGATATCATTACCAAGGAGAAAGACATTTGTATAAAATTTCATTGAGTAAGGTTCAAATAATCATTAAGTAGTTGTTCTTTGGGATCAACCAAAGTCAAGATCTTATCAGAAGATATCATAATTGCATCAGTCGAGTCAGTCAACTCATACAACCATGGAGTGAGTTTTTTATCAAAAATTTGATAGGGATTTACCAATTTACAATCAGGTTCTCCAAGTTCAGATACTACTGCCGTAATTCTTGAAATTAAAATTGTTCCACTAACTAGAACAATAACTTGCACATCATCCATTTGTTTCTTCAGAAAGAACTTCTACATTTGCATAATCTTCTTCATTTTCTGGAGCTACGGGAATATTTTGATTTACAACTCCCTCTGTACTCAGATTCATCCTATCTTCATAGGATCTTTTAATCCACTCAAGTGGTTCAACAATTGAAATAACCCAATCATTACTTACTGGAATAGTTTTGTCACTAGAAAGAGGAATCCAAGGATGAAAAGATACTTTATGATCAGTTCCTTCATTAGAAGTTTCTTCATAGAGAAGTTCAGCCGTCAAAAATTGAACGACATATGGATTTTCAAATACCAAAGAAATCACTTTTTGGTTTTCATCAACCAATTCTTTTATGTCTGAAATT